CTACCGGTAGAAGAAGAAGAAAGCCTAGTGATCCTGGAACACAATATATTCCATTTGCTAATAAATTACTTATTATAAATGGATATGACAAACCAATTCTTTTTTACGGTGAAGGAAGATTTAGAGACTTTGGTTTCTCAATAGCCACACCAACACCAGAGCTTCTTCCTATACAGGTTAAATGGAATAATAGCACAGCCAATGCTCTAAAAGAAGGTATTTTTGATCCTGCATTTTCATCTTCAGATGTTATTGGATTAGGAGATACAGGTGATACTGATTCTTCTTTTTATTCCTATAAGATGTCTTTTATCTCTGATACTGGATCGGAATCTCCATTGGGCGGATCTGCTTCTGTTTCCTGGGAAAATGAAACAGGCTTTACATCAAAGCATGGTGTATTTATTAATGAACTTTCAACAGGCAAAAAAGGAATCGTTGCCAGAAGATTATATAGAACAAAAAACAAAAGATTAGCTCAGCAATCAGATAGTAGAGATGAAATTTATTATCTTGTAAAACAATTCAATGACAATAGCACTACAGAATATATTGATATAGTGCCAGACACATCTCTTGTAGAGCAGGCTCCTTCTATTTTAGATTCTACATCTATCAGTACAACATGGGCTTTTGGAAGTAGCTGGAATAATAGATTATGGTTAGCTGGAGGTAGAGATCATCCTACAAGAATTATTTATTCAGATATTGGTTTTCCTGAGCAGTTTGGTGCTGGATCCTACTTTGATGTAGGTGCAACAGAAGGCGGACATATAACCGCACTTTTTGCACATTACAATTCTCTGCTAGTATTTAGAGAATCAGCAATTGATATAATTAGATATGTTGATGGAATTTTAACAATATCTACATTAACATCTGATGTTGGTACTACAGCTACGTCTACAATTACTTTAGTTCCTAATGTAGGAATAACATTTTTATCTAAAGATGGCATTTATACTTTATCTGGTGGACTAGAAGGTGGTGCAATATCTTCTGTTAAAAAGATATCAGATCTAATAAGCAAAGATCTTACATCAATGTCAATACCTGCTCTGCCATCTGCAATTGCGGCTTATTCAAAAAAAGAAAAAGAATATTGGATACATTATGTTAGAAAAGGAGAAACCGTTCCAACAAAAGGTGTTGTTCTTCATACTTATAACGGTTCTTTTTCCTTTAGAGGTTCTAATGATTCTGCTTCTGAATATCTATGGTCTTTCACTGCAATGGCCGTAGATCCAGAAGGAAACTTTATTTTTGGAACTAGACCATCATGGAAGACTTTAGCTGGAGCACCAGCTTCTCCAACAACCACTAATGCTATAGGCAGATTAATATTTTTGCAAGTTTGGTCTGGATCTTACTACTGGGGAGAATCTCTTTCTGTTGGTGCTCAGCAATTACAACCATCAAGAAGAACATATACTGGTGGACTACTGCCAAAAGAAGAAAACCTATTTGAATCCAACTGGATAGATTTCGGAGATCCTTCTCTAAAATATCGTGTATTTTCTGTTGAAGCAGAGATGGTTACATATGGCGATAAAGCAGTGAGCTTAGATTGGGGATCAGATTATTCTGTTGTTTGGTCACCAGCTGGAGATTGCAAAATTAGTAAGCCAGAATTAATATTTACAGCTGGAGAAGATCCTGTGTTTGGACCTGCACCAGCTACTGTAACTAAAGCTCCATTTATTATTGGAACATCTTCACTTAGATCTGGAAGAAAAGTAATAATTAGATGGGACGTAAATACAAGTCTTGTTGAGACTTTTAGATTTAGAATCAGGGGCGCTGCAGGAACTACATTCCATCTTCTAGGATTTAAGATTAATCTAGATTCAAGAGAGCAGCTGCCACTAAATCAAAGAGCTAACGTAGGAGCATACTAATGTCAAAAGTATTTAGCGACAAACCTATATCAGCACTAGAAAGTGTTAAATGGGATAATATATCTGCTAATCTAGATGTAACACTTTCAGAATTTAATGGAGGATTGGATTCTAATAATCTTCCAGTTTTATCTGTTACTGATGTAAAGTTGGTCGAACCAGCAAGAACAAAAGTAATAGCTGGTGCTGTTTCTGGTTTTTCTGTTCAAATGCCATCACAATCTTATCATATAACTAGAAGATCCTCTGTTTATGAAGATTCAACAGATATTTGGACGCCACTGTTCGAAACAGATTTAGATAGTGATACTTGGTCGGCAGGCTTTAATAGGCTTGTAGATTTAGATTCTAATTTTTTGTTAGCGCCATTATCATTTGATGCAAAAGAGGGCATTTTAGTTGGATGTGCAACAGTAGATTGGGAACATGGAAACCAAGTATTTCAAGTACAAGTATCAGAAAGTCCTTCCACATTTGCACCAAGAGGAAGAGGAAATGAATGGTGGACTGAATGGGGACTTTTTGTAAATAATATTTTAGTTGCAAAATCAGGTCAGATTTATCCAAGAAGACATACAACACAAATTCCTTTTGCAATTGCAGTTGGATCTCAGCCTATAGTTATAGAGCTTCGCGTTAAAATAAATACATGGTATGTAGCTGGAGCTCCTGTTGCAGGTGAAACAGAAAGTACGCCATTTAAAGTATTTTCAACTACAATTTGGGCACGCAATCATTATAGATAAATAGGAGACAATATGCCTACAGTTTCAAATAATGTATGGTATGAGGGAGAAGTTCCAACTGCAGCAGAATTAAATGCACCTTATGATGCTATAGCAACAGCTTCTGCCGGTTTAAATGGAGACAATTGTAAAGATAATTGGATTACAATTTACCATTTTGGAACAGAACCTTGCAATAATCTTTATTCCTTTGTTTACGATGGAACTTCAGATTTTAGTACCAGCTCTACAACATATGTAACAATAAATTCGACAGGTGTAAATCCATCAGAAATAACACTAAATTATGTTCCAAACCAATATGAAGTTTTAAGAATAGAAATATCTGGACTAGTCACAGATATTGATGCTGCCGTAACATATGATACAGCACTTCCAGCAGGACAAAGAGGTAATCCAAATTATTATGCTTTTAGATTACTTTTAACATATAACGATGGAGGCGGAAATCTAACACAGTCAATAGGTGAATGGGGATATTCTTTTACTACTGCTGGTGGCGATGGAAGGTATTACACTACACTTCCTGGAGATCCAGAAGAGACTGGTGTTCCACTTGGTTTTCAAACATTTCAAGCTTCAACATTATATCTCTACACTGGAACAACTGGCGTAAGAACTTTAGTAAAACTAGAACTTCAAGCAAAAGTTTATGATGCTTCTAACGTTTTAAAAGTATCAAGAAATAATATAGTAGCAGTGAGGGCCAAACACTAATGCCATATGTAAAACCTACAACATTTAATACAGGTGTAGTACTAGATGCTTCTGCTGTTAATTCAAATGATGAAGCTTTAAAACGCTATGTAAATGGAGGATCTATAACAGCTGATATTGCTGCAGATTCTATGGATACAGAAGAAATAGCCCTTGGAGAATATCAACCAATAACAAATGAATATGCATTTCAAACTGGTGTTGATACAGGTCAGGCAATTGGAACAGATGTTATTGATAGGGCTTACTATACATCTCATACAAAAAAGGGAAGGCAAACAGATGCTTCTCTAGATATTTGGCAGTCTCTTTATACAACTGGTCCTTGTATTACCTTACAAAGAGAAGGAGATATTATCATTACTTTTGGAGGAGCTTTTGTTTCTCAAGAAAATGATGTAGTTACACCTGGATTTTGGGATTCTCCATTAAAACTTGGATATATTTATAACGATTCTACTTCTCTTCAGTTTGTAGAACAAACTAGATCTTTTACTTTTGAAGAAGCACTTATGACAGCTACAGTTTCTGGTGTTAACGATCCATTTGGAGCTATGCCTAAACCTAGTTCTGGTCTTGGTGTTGAAAGTCCAGAGATTAGCAAAGGATTAAGAAGGTGGATTGGATGGACATCAATTTTGCTAAATCTACCAGCTGGAACTTACAAGTTTTCTTACTATGTGAATCCAAAAGTTGAAAAAGGATTCTTGTCTGCTAGATCATTTAAAGCAGAAGTTTTTTACAAATAAGCCACTTGACTTTAACTTATTATTATAAGGGAGATTAAAAATGGATCCTATAACCATCGGCGTTCTTACCGGCCTTGCAGGAGGAGCTGTAAGTTCACTGCCACAATTAATGCCATCCAGACTTGCTAGAGAAAATAGAGCTAGATTGGAAGAGCTAAAGAAAAAAGAAGAAATGGATGCTCTTGGCCTAACAGAAAAAGAGGCGGCTGCTTTTTCCTCTCAGCTAAGGGGAGCCGGAGAGGCTGCTCAGCAAAGCTCCGAAAACCTGCAAAAAAGGCTCCTGGCTGGCGGCGGAATGGCTACAGGTGGTCAGGCCCTAATTCAGTCTGCAGCGGCTGAGCAGGCCCGTATGAAGGCTGAAACAGATATTGCCGACAGACTTCTTCAGTTAGATTTAGAAAAAGAAAGAGCTCAAAAAGAAGAAATGAGAGCTCTTGAAGCTGGAGATGAAGCAAGAAGAAGAGAATTGGCATCTGCTGCCGCTGGAATATTAGGATCTGGATTAGAAGCAGGTCTAACTACTGCAGCACAGCAAGCTGTTATACAGGGATCAAAAGATATTTCTCCTGAAAAAATAGCATCTCTTTCTCAGCAGCTTGGTGTTTCTGAGGCAGAAGCTAGAGGTATTTTTGAAATATCTTTAGAAAATCCTGAGCTTTTAAAATACATGTCTCTAATGCAGGGCGGAGAGAAATAAAATGTCTATCAGATCAGTAAATGGAAAATCAGTATATGTTTTAGAGCCAAGCAATCCAGCTGCTGCTGTTACTTCTGCTGGTAGATCATGGTCTACACTTTATTCTGATCTTCGCTGGAAGGTTTGGGAAGAAGTTCAAAAAGCAGAATTAGAAAGAATGAAAATATCTTTTGCTGTCGCAGAAGATAGACAGGCTCTTATTGATAATAAAAGAAAATTTGTTCAACAGCAAATACTTCAATTGCAGGAAGCACAGTCTAGAGGAGAAAAACAACAAAAAGATTTTGCTACAGAACAAGCTTTAAGAGCTGCAGAAGGTTTAAGAGAAAATGCTAAAGCAATGTCT